GATGCATATACCGACCCATGAACTCCTGATCGGCGAACAGCGAGGCCACCTTGTTCTTGGCCTGCGCCGGGGTCAACGCACCGCTCGACGGGGTGTCGCTGCCCACAAAGTCAGCCTCGCCGAACTTCGCACCGATGGCGTGGAACAACTTCATCACCTTCGCGGTGCCAATCGCCCGCTCGAGCGAGTCGAAGGACGCCTCATCGAGACCCGCCTCCTTGCCGAACTTGAGCACCGCCCGCTTAGCGAGCTCCTCGTTCTGCGCAGCAGCCGCACCCCACTCGCCCTTGAGCGCCGCATACTCGGCCTCGGACTGCTTGGAGAATGCTTCGTCAGCCGCCTCGATGCGCGAGCTCGAGGCTTGGTTCCACCACTCGGCAAGCCCCTTGGCCTGTTTCGTGGTAAGCCCGAGCTCGTGCAGCACCGGCGCAGCAGCCTGCGCAAAGGAGCCGTCATCGCCATCCGGCACCGGCAACTCGTACTTGTCGGCGCTCTCCGGGCGACCGAGCCGGTTGTACACCGCGCTCCACCCGTCAGCGTCATCATCGGACTTGGGGGCGAGAATGGTGCGACCGGCCTTGTCAGCGCCGAACACCTTCTCAAGGTTCTGATAGGACAGAAGCGCGTCAGCCGGTCCCTTCCATCCCTTCGCCTTGACCAGCTCGCCGAGCTGACCAGTCGTGGCGGGGTCGAGACCTTCCGGCGCGTACCACACGGGAGCCGCTGCCGGAGCAGTCGGGTTGCCTGCGGATGCAGACCCTTGATCGTCACTCATCACGGAAATCCTCTTGCAGATTGGTCAAGGTTCGTTCGTCCAGGTGCAGCGCCTCGACAATCATCTGCACCGTCTCCTGTCGGCCAACCATCCGGCCAACTTGGAACATGTCCACCTGAGCGCCGGGTGATGCCGGGGGCTTTCCAAGGCGTGCGAACCGCTTCAGATGCGCGACCACTATCCGGCCATCGTCTGACAGTTCGTTGCTCTGGGGGTTGAGGAACAGCCGCTTGTATGCGCGGCTTCTCCACAGGATCTGACGGATACGCGCCAGCATGTGATTCATTTTCGGTCGTCGTCCTGGCGAAAGGCTTTGCCACCGCAGCCGGGGGCGTCAGTGTACCACCCGTGATGCACTGAGTGAGAACACCAGACCCGCTCCTGCTTCTGGGTGATGTTAGCCGACCACCAGCAGAGACGGCAGAGCAGGGTCGATGAGGGATTCTGGTCTGGGGTATCCATCAGTTACCCGAACTTGCGGCGCAGATAGTCCATCGAGAGCGGCATCAGGTCGTAGTTGCCGCTGCGCACTTCGTTCAGCACGACAATGCCAGACCATTCCGATCGCTGAACATCGTCCGGGCGATAGCCCTCATGGTCGATGTAGAACCGCCCGCAGACTAGACCATGCTTCACATGGTCGGGGTACTGCTTCGACCCGTACAGGAACCCTTGCTGGTGGCCCTGCACGAAACTCGACCCGATATGCCCGAGTCGGCTCGTGATGGTGCCGCCAATGGGTCGACCGGAGAACGGGTTCGGGAAGTAATGGCAGTACTTGATGCCGTCTATCTCGACGATTTCGAGGAACTTTGACCGCTCCCAGTCAAGCGTCTGACAGTTGTGCGACCCGATGGTGCCTTGCCACTTCGGTTCGCGCTTGGCTACACGGTCGGCACGGGCCTCGTGGTTGCCGGTGATGAAGACCTTGCGAGGCGTCCAATGTTTCCGCTTACCCTTCACCCGCCGTTCCTGCTCGGCCATCATCGGAGCGCAGAGTCGCCGGAACGCATCGTTTCCAGACTCGACATCCTCCTGGTACCGGGTCCCCTCGAGCTCCTCGCTGCCCGGCTCGTTGTGCGAGTTTAGGCTGGGGAAGTCCCACCAGTCTCCAATGCAGACGATGACGTCCGGCTGGTACTCGACGATTGCTCGAGCCGCCCACTCGACATGCTCTGTGTTGGCACCCGGCCTGATCTGCGCGTCGGGAATGATGAGGTGCCGCTTAGGGGTCATCTGGTGGCCGTGGTAAATGTCTGGAGGGCCTGATGCAGGATTGCCCCGAAATTGTCCACGAAGACCTCGTTGAACGAGAGCTTATGGTTCATGGCATCGAGCAGGGCATGGGTAAACTCGTGACAGAAGGCGTGACCCAATTCGGTATCCCCAAGCTCGTTCCGCAAAGCGATAACATGGGATGTGGGGTCGAAGATGCCGACCGCATCCTTCGGCAGTTTGAGCCGCCGCCAACTGACATCCGTCAAAATCTTGACGCGCACCTCATGCCCGTGAATCTGAAACCGGCGCGGGATGCCGAGCTTCTTATAGCGATCTACTCTAGCCACCGCTGGAGTCCCCCGAGCCGTTCGGCGTCTCGTTCGCACGCGGCAAGGTGGGCGGCAAGAGCTGCATCAACCTCTCCCGTGTCGCCGGACTCTCTGGCGGCACCATCAGGGACGGTGGTGGCGGCACCGGCACTGGACAGGGGACAAGCTTGTGAGCGCAGCCGCCCAGCAAGGTCACGACCACGCCGGTCAGCAGCACCGAGTTTCGCTTGTAGGTCACGTTCTACCCCCTCGCGCCTTGCGATATCAGCTCTGTATGCCTCATGAGCCGCAGCCAGAGCCTCTCTCGCGGCCTTCTCAGACTTGGCGATATCAGCGGACCAGTCCGCCCTGACCGCCGCAGAGCCAGCGTCACGGCCTGTCCGGTACGCATACTGGAACCCGAACCACCCGGCAGCGAGTAGGGCGACGGCAACCGCCGCCCAGACCTTCACGCCTGCGGCTCGACCTTGCGCTTTGAGTACACCGACCAGATGGCAGCAGCGATCGTGGCAGCAGCGCCACCCACCGCAGCGATGGTCTCGGCATCCGCGATGCCCTTGCCCACCAGATAGCCACCAATAGCGGCGACGACAGCACGGACAATGCCCGCAACTTGTTCAGCAGTCATGATTCACCTCGCTCTGTAATACGATCAGTTGACGGATAACCGGACAGATTTCGCTCTAGGATGCTGGAAATGCGGGAACTCTCGGAACCGCTTCCACCGGCCAGCCCACTCAAGGCCAACCTCCTCGCCGAGTTTGCCGACCTTCTGCCAGACAGGGGCAGACGCAGACCAGACCGGCTTACCGCTCACCAGCGGCACGATGTCTACGGCCAGACTTGCAGGCTTGCCGTTGAAGCGGAAATTGTGCATCGACTGGCCGGGCTTCGCATTCGTCACCTTGAGACCGGGCTTCGTGCGCCCCTGCGCGTACAGTCGCGCCTGCTCCTCGTCACTCCGGTAGGTGCAGGTCACAAGGATGTCGATGTCGTCATGCTTGCACGCCGAGAGAAACGCATTTACGAGCGGACGCATCAGCGGGTGCAGGTCCTCAAGTCGGCGACTGGTCATGTCAGCCGATCCCGACAGCCCGCAGCAACGCCATGCCACCGACCGTGATAGCCGCCACGATGGCGCGGTCGACCCACTTGGCCGAGTGCGAACTCTCCCACCCGGAACGTTCCAGCTTCTCAACCCGGCGCTCGATGCGCTCAATTGCCGTAAAAGCACGTTCCATCGCTTCTGCCGTCTGCAACTGGTTCTGCTCCACAAGCGCAAGTTTCGTGATGGCATCGGACAGCTTGCCGAGCGCCGTCTTGATCTCGCCCACGTCTTCGTGCAACAGGTTAAGTCTGACCGCAAGGATGTCGGAATCGTTCGCCATCGATTAAATCCCGAGCACTTCACGCCGAGGCGCAGAGGCCGCAATCTGCTCAGCCTTGGCAAACCGCTCCGCAGCCTGACCAGCAAGCGGAGCCGCCGCGAGAAGCTGCTGCATCTGGGCCTGCTGCTGATCGGCCATGTCCATCGCCTCGAGCTCCTCGTCCGTCCGCAGCGCCTTGGCCGGGACATTGTTCGCCTCGGCGATGACCTTGAGTGCCTGGTCAGCGTTGATGCGCCGCAGCACCTTTATGTCGCCAGATGCCTGCGCGACCGGCAGGATGGCCTCGATGGTGCGCAGGATGCCTGCAGCCTCTTCGGCACGCATCAGCCGAGCGAGCGGGCCGGTGTACTTCGGCAGAATCTCGCCACCCGCCATCACATAGTCCATGAGCTGCGGGGGCGGCACGGGCAACGCGCCCGACGCCGAGAGCAGGTCCAGCTCGCGCTCGATGATGGGGCCGATGAACTCAGACTGCTGCCGACCCATCGTTGGCCCGAGCAGCGCACCCTTCTCCTGCGCTCGCTGCATGACCTCGGTCGCCGTCATCACGCGGGGACTCTCGACCAGAATCTGGAACAGCGTGACGAGGAACGAATCGTTCACCGCCCTGCGCTTCTGGTCAGCCATCTCCATCCCGATCGGCAGGTTCCCGCCAGTCATCAGGGGTTGAACCAACGGCGTACCATCTTCTCGGAGGTAGCCGTAGTTCAGTGCATTGGGGCGCACCGAGAAGGCATTCAAGGCCCCCTCCTCGGACAGGATGAGCGGCGGGTCGACCATGCGGTGCGCCATCCGAAGCATGGTCTTTTCCATCTCCTGCAGGGACTTGATGTCGGCCAGAGCCTCCATCGCAGGTGACCGCCCATAAATCTCACGCGGGCCGGTGACATACCGACCCACCGCATACGGCATCGAGCGATAGCCCGACTCGGCGAGCAGCGCGTTACCCTGCCGGGCAACATAGCGCGACATGAACGGCATCCCGTCGGGACCCGCCTTGCCAGACCTGTACCCGTCGTTCGGCTTGACGCAGTGGATGAACTCGAACAGATCGTTCGCCCGGTCACCCGCAGCAGCCTTGATGCCACGCGGGAGCTTGTCAGCCCAGCCCGGTACCTGCATCGCCTGCCGCGCCGTCAACTGGAAGCAGCGATACACCGTGTCCACCCGACCCGTATGGTCGAGGTCGATGACAATCTCGGAGAGCGGGATGGCGCGGTACCGCAGCGTTACGCCAGGAACCTCGTCGATGAACAGCGTCGAGGTGCCGAACGCACCAAGGCTCATGTAGCACTCGAACACCTGCGAGGCAAAGTTGGCCGTCGGCGCATACCGCTGCCGAAACAGGATGTCTCGCAGGGCATCGCACCACCGCTGCACCGCCACGTTCTCATCAAGCTCGGGGATGCCGGTATGCAACCCGTGCCACATCTGCGTGGCAGGTGTCAGCATCGAGTCCATCGCGGCAGAGAATCGAGGCAAGGCCCGCTGCGCCGTCGAGTCGAATATCTTCTCCGACCGCTTCTCGCCCGGCGTACGCTGGCCGGTCATCTCGGCCATCGACGGCCAGACCCGTTCGGCAACCTCCTGCCAGTGGGACTCCCATGTACCACGAGCGCCCTTGAGCCGGTCGTAGCCTTGCAGGACGTCTTGTGCGCGTGAGTCCATCGTTACTCCAAGAGCAGGAACGCGCCGTTTTCCAGCGTGATGTTCTCGTCGATCTCGGTCACAAGGTTGCCAGCACTCTGGTCATCGCCCGTGCCGTCGCGTCGCAATGCGCGACCAGTCGTGCGCTCCTGACTTCGAGGCCAAGTGCGCATTAGAAGCTCGGGCTCGGGATGCGCAACGCCATGGCATAGACAGCAGTCGAGGTCGCAATGTTGCAGCGAATCTCACCCGCACCCAGCTCGAAGATGCCACCACCAGCCGCAGTCAGCGTCACATCTGCACCCACATCCTGCGCGGTGCCGTTCGGACCCTTGCACTGCAGCTTGACCGTGCCGCCACCGAAGGTCGCCTCAACACGGAACTCGCCACGACCACCCGGCCATGCGATCCACGCGCCGGTCGCGCTTGCGTTTGATACGAGAACAATGCCTGTAGCCATGATTTTCTCCGATTAGGCCGCTACGGCCTTAATGACTGCGAACTGGAGCACCACGGCCTCAGACAAGTTGCCTGCGGTCTGGCAGTTGAACAGGGTGATCGAGCACGAACCAGCCGCGACAGCGCCTGCGCTCACCAGATACGCACCAGCAGTGCCGCCTGACTTCACGCATACGGCCACCACATCGGTCGCCTCGATGGCACTGTTCGTCAGCGTGAATGCGACAGGGGTCTGGTGCGCCAGAGTCGCGTTGTGCATCGTGATGGTGCCGCAGACCTTGTCAAGCGTGACGCCCGTGCTCTTGCTCGTCGCCTGAGTGACAACGCCACCCGCGCCGGTCGCGTAGCCGATGCCACCAGAGGCCGAGGTGGACTTGACCGACCCCGCCGCCGTCACCGCACCGGCCTTGGTCACTTGGAACCGAGCAGCACCACCCACCAACAGGTTGAGCAGCATCGACCCGGCAGCACTGGCCGTGTCGGTGACATCGAGCTTGATGGCCGAGAAGGTCGTTGCGACGTTGTTCCAGACGTTCACCAAGTCGCCCACCGCAGCACCGGCCAGCGCCTTCGCCGTGACCTTCTTGGTCTCGCCTGCGCCGACATCGACGATCGGCAGGACATCGACCGGCGAGTCGAGGTCAGTCTGCGCGAGCGAACTGAACTGCGTGATCTTCTTGGTAGCCATCAGCCGCCCAGCAGTTTCGTCGTCGCCACCCCGCCAGCCTGTCTGGTGTCAGGCGTGGACATCATCGTGGCAGCGCGACCGCGCCGCCGACGCATACGGGTGGACTCGATCTCGCGCTGCTTCGCCACGTCCATCTCTGGAGCAGGCGGGGGCGGCTCGATCTTGGGCATCTTGGGCTTGAACAGACCGGACATGGCGCACCTCGCGGCAGACTTTGGCGCGAGTCTATCCGAACACCGAGTAATCTGCTACCGCCACCCCCGGAGCACCCCGTCGCACCGTCCCACGGAACGGTCTGCGACCCTTGGCAAGGTACCGCAGAGCATCGGCATAGTGGCTTGTCCAGTCGTGGAGCGGCCTGTCCTTGAACCGCTGCAGCCGGTCGTCGTATTCGCGCCGGTACTGCCGAATGGCATCCATCGCCCGGGTCATGCGAGCCGCTGCGTCCTCGGCACTCTCGCCGGGGAACGGGTCGGGAGCCTTGTTCCACTCGACCACCGGCAGCATCTGGCGCACCGCCTGGATGCCATCGTCCACCGAGTCGGCCTCGAGCACCCGTGGCTTGAGGCCATACCCTGCCGCTGTCTCGAGCCGGGATTTGCCAGAACCCCACTCCTTCACCGCCCCATCATGCGGCCAGATGTGGTCACCGTACACATAGTCCATGGCGAGGAGCTTCTTCGCGTACCACTCAAGCCCGACGCCGGAGCCTTCGAGGACGTTGATGATGCGGATTTTGTGACCGACGAACTGGTAGAACCAGACCACCGTCGAGTCACCGATGCCAATGTCCCACGCCGTCCCGACCGGCTGGCCGACAATGTGCGGGAACTCGCCAGCCCTGCCGCCCTGCTCGGCCTTGAGGATGGCATCGCCGTAGTACGCTCCGGGGATGTCAGCATCGAAGTCGCAGTAATACTCCTGCCGGATGATGGCCTCGGCTTCCTTCTCACCGCGCTCGACCCGCAGCTCCTTGCGCTCTCGCTGGATGATGTCGAGCGAGATGGCCTTGGTATCCTCGACCGTCAGCACCTGACCGAACCACTCCGGGTCTTTCCGGGCGTAGTCCACCAAACGGGCAAAGTGATTGCGACCTCGAGGTGTCGAGATGAAAATCGCCCAGCCACCGTTCTCCGCGAGGATGGGACGCAGGAACGCCCAGGCATTCGGATCGGCTAGCGCGTACTCGGAGAACACCACCCCCATGGGCGGGGAACCGATGAGGCTGTTGTAGTTGTCCGAGCCTACGACCTGCCAAGTCGAACCGTTCTTGAACCGGATGAACATGTCCTGTTCGCGGGTCGATTCTCGAAGCTCGGGCGGGAATGCAGCGTCGATGCGCCGCCGCCCGGTATGCGGGTCCACCGCATCCCAAATGGCCTTACGGGACT